AACAACAATATGGAATGGTATTAAATCTACCATAAGCAATATTTGTAGTAGTATTACTAGCGTAGTTTCAGGTAAATTTAATGCTATAAAAAGTACCATAAGCAATGTTATGAATAATGCAAAAACTATAGTATCTAATGCATTGAATAATATAAAAAGCTTTTTTAGTAATTGCCATTTAAGCTTACCAAAGATAAAATTGCCCCATATAAAGATAAGCGGCAAATTAAGTATAAATCCTCCAAGTGTACCTAAATTTTCAGTTAGTTACTATGCTGACGGTGGGATTATGATGAAACCTACATTATTTGGCATAAATGGGAATAAAGCTATGGTAGGTGGAGAAGCTGGACCTAAAAATTTGGGTCACTATAAGGAAACTTATAGAAAAAATAAGTCAGTGAATTCGGTGAAGGCTAAGTTAAATAGCAATGTTTTATTAGTAGCATAATCGCCTCGCAACGTGGTATAATAATACTAAGAGGTGGTTAAGGTGAGATATAAATTTGAAGATGTTTATAATTTTGTGAAAGAAAATAGCAAATGTGAGTTACTGGAAAAGGAATATAAAAACTACAATACTTATATGAATTTCAAATGTGAATGTGGTAATATTTTTAAAACTACATTTAAACAATTTAAAGATATGAATAAAAGGCAATGCAATGTGTGTGGCAGAAAAAATGCTAATAAAAATAGAACTTACAATATAAATTATGTAAAACAATACTGTAATGATGTAGGTCTAAAATTATTAAGCGATGCTTATACTAATTGCAAAGAAAAACTTTTAGTAGAATGCGAATGTGGAGAAATATTTGAAAGTAGTTTTGATAGTATAAAAAACAGCAATAAAATAAAATGTGATAAATGTACTGGAAGAGGTTATTTTGAAAAAGATAAACCTGCAAATAACTTAAAAACAACAAATGACTTTATTAATCAACTAAATAAAGTCACTGATGAATTTATATTATTAGATGAATACATAGATGCGAAAACACCACTAAGATTTAAACATATAAAGTGTGGCAGAATATGTTATAAAACTCCAGACAATATATTGAATAAATTTAGAGGTTGCCCTTATTGTATAGAGTCGAAAGGAGAAAGAAAAATAAGAAACTTTCTTGAAGAAAATAATATACACTTTGAACCACAAAAAAAATTTAAAGATTGTAAAGATAAAAGAGAATTACCTTTTGATTTTTACATACCAAGTTTTAATTTATGTATAGAATACGATGGAGAACAACATTTTAAAGAAATTTTAGTGTTTAAAAATAATTTAGAAAATATCAAACTCCATGATAATATTAAAACTAAGTTTTGCTTAAAACACAAAATAAATTTACTAAGAATAAGTTATAAACAATTCAATAATATAGAACATATACTATCTGATATGTTAATACCGAGCGAAGCCGTTAAGGAAACTTACGGAACGTGTAGAGACTAGATGGAGTAAGCTAAGTAAAAAAGATACTTAAAATAGTATCTTTTTTATATGCAGAAATATCCACGAGTGCTGACAACCCTAACGTAAAGCCGAGGGTTAAGATATAGTCCGATACTCTTAGAAAACTAAGAGGAGCTAAGGATAAAGAGCCTTAGACATAACGAAATGGAAGCAATCTTACCACTAGATAATTTTTATAAGTATTTGGATAAGAAATTAGATAATGATACAAGACCTTATACATATAATGTTAATATTAATTTTGGTGATGTTACTGTTAAAAATGAATCAGATCTTAATAAATTAACAGATGCTATAGATAAAAAATTGCAAACTCTTATAAATAGAAATAAAAAATTGAAAGGAGATGTTACAGTTGTATAAGTTATATTATAATGAAAAACCTATCCCAGATTTTGTTATTATAACGAAAATAGAAGAACCGCTAATCGGGGATATAACCAATACTGTAATATCTTCTAACTATGGCTCTAAATATAAGAAAACCGAATTTGGAACAAAAATAGTAAAAGTGTATTGCACAGTAAAAAAAGGGTTTAAAATGCTGATGGACATTAATAAAATAACTGAACTAAATGAATGGTTAAAAGGTGATAACTGGAAGGCAACAAAGCTTGTGTTACCAGGACGAGATTATTATTATGAAGCTATAGTTAATAATGCACCAGATTTAGAACCGAATAACTATACGGCTAATTTTGAGATTGATTTTTTAATTTTAAATCCAGATAGAATTAATTTAATAGAATACGAAAGCAGTAATATGAAAATAAATTACATGGGTACATCGGAAGAAGTATATCCAACAATAATTTTAAAAGTTACAAATGCATGCAGTGAATTAAAATTAAGTGTTAGTAATAGTAAATACAATAATTATATTAGGTTAAAACATAATTTTTTAACTGACGATGAAATTATTATAGATATGAAAACTAAAAAAATTACTGTAAATAACATTGTAAAAATGCAAATATTGACATTAGATAGTAGATTCCATAAGCTGGCTAAGGGTGAAAATATATATACATTAAATACAGGTAATGCCGATGTGAAAATAAAATACAGAAATAGATATATATAAGGGGGTGTTAATTAATATGCTATATATCTTTGATAAAAATGACAATATGCTAGAAATTTTAAATTTTAGCGATACTGAAGAAGATACAATGGATAGACAGATTAACTCCACTTATAAATATGAAATAAAACTTAATATAAATTTGAGTAAAAACCTAATTAAAGAAAATAAATTAGGTTTTTTTGATTTAAACGGAGAATTTCAACTGTTTATAATAAAAGAAATTACTGATACTATATTTAGCGATGATATAAAAGAGCTATATTGCATACATGACTATTATAGTACTAATAGCAAGATTATTACAGACAAAAGAATTACAAATGGGACCTGTTTACAGGCCATTACAAAAGCTTTAGAAGATACAAATTACAATGTAGGTATTATAGGAGAATTTGAAACTAATGTAGATATAAATTTTTATTATATTTCTAGTTGGAAGGCACTTAATAATATTGCAGAAAAATTTGGTGGAGAAATAAGACCTAGAATAGAATTTAATGAAGATGCTAATACATTAAGTAAATATATAGATATATTAAATAGATTAGGCCAAGATAGTGGAATAAGATTTACATATGACACAAATGTAAAAGAAATAAAAAGAAATATAGCTGATGAAGAACATTATAATGTGCTATATGGGCGAGGTACAAGTTTACCTACAACTGATGAAACCGGAGAAGAAACAGGGGGATATACAAGGTTGATTGATTTTGCTGATGTGGTTTGGTCCATAGCAAATGGAAATCCATGTAACAAGCCTTCTGGTCAAAAATATATTGAGGATTTGGATTCTATAGGAAAATATGGCAGATTAGAAGGTATCTATGAGAATAAAGATATAGCAGATACAGCCGAGCTATTACAAGCAACATATAACAAACTACAAGAAACAAAAGAACCTAAAGTAAGCTATGAAGCTGATGTTGAGGACATACAGGATATAGAAGGATATGAACATTATAGTTACAAACTAGGTGATACAGTAATAATATTAGATGATGACTACGACATAGATTTTGAAAGTAGAATTATACAAGAAAAACAAAGTATTAAGGATAAAACTAGAATAATTACAATGGGTTATATATTACCTAGCATGAGTGATACAAATTCAGAAAATGCTACAGTGGGGGATAATTCTAGTTCTTCTGATAAAGATGATGTAGTAAAAGATGAAGATTTCCCTAATACATTACCAGATCCTCCAATATTAACTGTAGAAAGAGAAGGATTTGCAAGTGTATCTTTGGTATGGACTTATGAAAGTAAAACATATTACATATATGAAATATATGCTAGCCAATTAGAAAATTTTAACCCTACGCAAGATAATTTAATTTTTAAAGGACATGCAAGTGCATTTTTGCACCAAGTAAACTTTAATGAAACTTGGTATTATAGAGCAAGATGTACTAATACGCATGGACAAAGTACAGTATTTTCCAAGCAAGTAAGTGCAACAACTTATAAAATTCAAGACGGGACAGAAATATTTGAAAATGCTGCAATTAAAGAAGCATTAATAGAGAGTTTAAATGCAGATAAAATTACTGCTGGAAAAGTATTAGGAACTTATATAGATGCAAGAAACCTTACTGTGACAGATGGAAACGGGGATCCAACATTCTCGGTAAGTTCTGACGGTGAAGTAAGCATCAAAGAAGGATTAATAAAATTAAATCAAGATGGAATAGCAGTAAACCACACCAACCAAGAGAATACAGAAATTGCTAAGACAGTAATGGATGAAGAAGGATTTCGTATATTAGATAGAAATGGAAATGAATTAGCAGATATAGGTTCTCAAGGATCACACTTTGCAAATTTATCTGTAGATGGTGATTTTAGGCACTATCCTACAGCACAAATTATAGACCGCCAACCTAATTGGAACGCAGATTATTATGTGGCAAAAATTGTAACTGGAGATGGCACAGGCAGGGATGAAGAAAACAAAGCAGACAGTCTACAAACTGTATTTGGATATATGAAATCTCAAGGATGTATGTTTTTTAACAAGTTAACTATAAATATAGAGGCAGGTGTTAGAATAAGAGAAAAGATAGTCCTCAGAGACTTTCACGGAACACTTATACAAATAAGTTTAGGCAAAGATGCCGTACTAAGACTTAAAGAGGGAAGTGCTATAGAAGATAATTATTGTAGAATACAATTTTACGGAGATACAAATACAAATATACTAGACGATGATACAACATCTGAAAAAATAAACAAGTTACCATGCATAGAAGTGGAGGGTGATAATGGAATAAGACTTGCAAGTAGTTCTTATGTTCAATTTGGCTGGATGAGACTAAGAGGAAAAGATAATAACAGCTATTTTGCAAATTTATACACAGGAGCTAATTTACATGTGGTATCCTGTGATATTTCAAATGTAAAAGCTCCAGCCTATGTAGACTCTACATCTAGGTTTACAATATCTTATTGTAGAGGGAATGTAGAAAAATTAGCTTATGCAGTAGGTGGAGCTATGATATCGAAATCTGTTCAAGTTCCAAAACATATAAATGATAGTGAAATATATTATCCGGCAGTCGACCTATCTGGTGGATTAGCAGGGCAACTTATACAATTTGACACTCTGTTCCAAGATACATACAGTAATGATACTGACACAAATACAATGAGAATCTTTCCTGCGATAAAACAATATACAGAAAGAGAAGGAGAAGGAACAGATGACACGGCTAATCTTCTTAATCTTGTAGGACAAGGAAAATTTAAGGAAGGATACAAGTCTCTACATGGCTATGCAACATTTGCAGAGATGGCTAGTAAAGATACTATAAAAGCTGATACACTTTCTGAATTTGCTGAGTCTAGAGAAAGTTATAAAATTTATATTAGAATGACGAGAGCTGATAATAATACTACTGCTCCAATACCAAGAGTTCGATTCCAACTAGAAAACGGTGAATATACAGCATATTATAAGTTAGACCCATTAACAAGCCCACTAACTGGAGATGGTTCAGGAACACAAATTACAGATTATAATGCAACTGAGGATAGAGAATTACCCGCAGAATTAGCAGATAAATTAGTTAAATTCGGGATTTATAGTATAGAATTCCAAGGAGATACCGTAGAAGAATATCTAATAGTAGACAATATCCGATTAGTTATAAAAGGTGCAGCGAAAAAAGGAGATAGTGGGAGCATAGACACTACAGAAGTGAAAGCAATAGGTAAAATATTAGCCAACGCCCTTAATGTAAGAAAAACTCCTGGGATAAATGGTGAATATGCTGGATTACTTGTAAATGGGGATACAGTAGAAATAGTAGGAGTTGACCCAAATACTGGATGGTACAAGATAAAATACAATGGTGAATATGCTTATATAACAAATAAATCTGAATATGTAGAAATAATCTCTGGTGATCCAAACGGTTCAACTACAGTTCAAAAAGTAGAAGTATTGGCAGAAAATCTTAATGTAAGAAGTGGAGGAAGTACAAGTTATAATTCTATTGGAATTGTAAGCAAAGGATTTGTTGCAGATATATTAGAGACAGATAAGGATACAGGTTGGTATAAAATTAGTTACAATGGTGAATATGGATGGATTACGAATAATACAACTTATGTGAAAGTAATTACTGGAACAGCAACAGTTATCCCAGAATTATATAATGGGGCAAAGGTCGCAGAATTTGCAGAAAGTTATTATAATGCAAGAAATAATTATACATCTGCGAAATCTTGGGACAATGGATTTACTTACGGAGAAACTACTCCTTGTAGTAGCACAGCAAGTGGTACTATGGGAGCAAATTATAGTATATGGGAAAAGTCTGCCCAAGGGAATTACTGGAAGATGATTGATGATTCTACATTATTATTACTATGTCTTATGGGTTATTCTTATTCAGATTCTCCATATGCAAATCTCGTTAATTTCAACAATTATAGAGCTAATATAATGGCGAAGAATAGTGAATATACAGGCGCTATAGTTCCTACAAGTGGAACAACACTTGCGAGAACTTGTGCAGAAATTGCAAAATTTTTTTCAGATAGAGGACAAACAATTACTGTAAAAACTGATTATAGCAATATTCAAAAAGGGGATTTGATATTCTACGCAGGTAAGACTAGCAGTGGCAATTATATCTATCCAAATAGATGGAAATGTATATCCAACTGTGCTATATGCATAGGTCAAGATACAGATGGAAATGCTCAACTTATTACAGCTATGAGTAACCCTGGAGAGAAACACACAGATGGTTGGTTTGTGGGACTAAAAAAAGACCTTGTAAAAGACTATAATACTAACACAATAGTATTAGTGATACGACCAAGTACAAAAGTAACAAGTGGTGGTTCTTCTTCTAGTGGAGGGACAACAGGAGGTGGTTCTTCTAGTGGAGGAATTACTGTATCGAATATGCGTAAAACAATATGTGATACAGCAATGAAAATAGTCAATATGGCAACAAACCACCAAGCATGGTATTCTCAATTTTATAGAACAACCAGCTTAAATAAATTAAACACGATAAAAGCTAAATCTGAAACTTTAGGAGGTACAACTTATTATCAACCTTCATGGGTTCAAGTAGGAGTTACTTATGGTTTTGACTGCAGTTCTATGGTCGGATGTTGTTACGAAAAAGCAGGAATAGACTACCTAAAAGGAACAACTTGTTCTGGAGGAACACTACAGGCTAATGCAAAATCTCATGGGGCAACATTTTGGAGATATAAGGATTCTGGAATAACAAAATGTAAACCTGGAGACATAGTAATGTGGGCAAACGATGGATATACAGTAACAACTACTAATATGGCAACAGTAAGAACACACCACACTGCTATATACATGGGTAATGGTTATATTGCAGAGGCATCAGGATATAAAGTAGGAATTGTATACCACAAGAGAACATTGAATAATCAAGTATTTTTCATTAGACTTAATGACCTTGCAAATTCTGATACTACAACATCTGTAACAGTTAAAGAAGAATATACAAATTGTTTCAATGAACGTGGTACAATAGATGGTAAGTCTTATATATATAGACTTCATGATGCTAGATGCACTTGTTACAGTGCAAGTGAAAGTAACAGTTCGGGAAGAAGTGGCTTAGGTACGCATATGGGAAAAACAGTTGCGTCGCAAAATATTCCATATGGTACAAAAATATATATTCCAGCACTAAAAGGTCAAACATGGACTAATGCTAATGGAACAAAAGTAACTCTAGATGGTGTATTTACGGTCACAGATAGTGGTATAGCTTGTTTTGACTTCGATATTGTAGCAGGAAGTACAAGCAGTGCTTGTTATAGCAACTATTCAAATCCTTCAAGGATGGAAGTATATGTATTAGAATGGGGAACAAGTACAATACAAAATTATAGCTTTTCTGATACGTACAGAATTGCCTATAACAATGGTGTACTATCTAGATACAAATCAGCATTTAAAAATTATATTAGCAACGGTGGCGTACTTATAAATTTGCTTAAATTCTATAATGATGATGCAAATATAAGAAGTAGTACATATTGGAGCATATTAAATAGCTAGGAGGTGGCAACATGAGAGATTTTGATATAGATAGCGATTTGAAGCAAGAGAAATTTCAATCTCTTAAATTAGTGCAGGGAGATAGAGGAAATAAAATAAAAATTAATATCTATGAAGATGGGCAACCAGTAAGTTTAACTGGTTGCTCTGTTACTGCCAAATATAAAAGAGCAGACGGAGAGGTAGTAGACGGAACAGTAGAAAATAAAACAGATAATTATTTTTACGCTGTTATGAATAGTAATATAACGAAAGTAGCAGGAACTTTAAAAATGTTATTTAGCATTGAAAAAGATGATGTCAAAGTTAGTACTTTCCTATTGTTTGCAGATGTAAGAGAAGGCATAGGAGAAAATACAGGAAGCTCAGGAGGGGATACAGAAGTAACAGTAGATCTAGAAGATTACCAAAAGAAAATGGACAATGGATTAGAAACAAAAAATAAATACATTGTTGGAGCTATTAATGAGGTAAATTCGCAATGTAAAGATATTGCGACTAATAAGCGCAATTGGCTAAATGTAAAAGAACTAGGTGCTAAAGGGGATGGAATTACTGATGATACCGAACTTATAAATAAAGCTATTACAAGTGATTATTCTAGTATCTATTTTCCAGCAGGTACCTATTTAATATCTTCTCCCCTAATTTTTGAAAATAAAAATATTTATGGAGATTCTAATGCGTTACAAAATAATTTTAAATATGATTGGGAAAATGATAAAAAACATAATACTGTATTCTATTATAACTTATCCTCAGATAATCAAAAAGCTCTAAGTTTTACTAGTCATAATAATGAGTTCAATAACATTATAATTAAAAATATTAATCCAAATACTAATAATAGTGGAGTATTTATATCGGGGGATATGCCAAATATAAATAATTTATATAGTATAGGTTTTAGAGATATAGGATTCGAAGTTGGGACTGTCTATTTTGGCTCATTTAATAATATCCAAATAGTTGAAGATAGTGAAAAATGTAATATCGGATTAAAAACATGGAGTCAAGAAGATGGTGCACAATCAACTGGCTGTACTTTTAATAATATAATGATAAGAAACAAATTCGACATAAATTTTAGTATAGGTGGATGTAATCATTTATTTTTAAACATTTTTAGTCGTAATAGTCTGGGAAATTACAAATTATATTTCAAAAGATGTAAAAATACTAAAATTATAAATTGTTATATGGAAAAAGATATAGATATAAATGATAAAAATTTATATATAGATGAAAATTGTTATTCAGTTGAATTAGAAAATATATATTATTCTGGTCCTTGTATACAATCACAATATATAAATAATGGAACTGCTTGTAGCTATAACATAAATCCATTAGGTGTAGATTATCCTGGATTCACCAAAAAAAGATGTTTAACAAATTATTTAAGTTTAAAATCTTTTTATTATGATAATAATTTAAAATCATATGATGAGGATTTAATTTTTTATAGTAATTTAGAGGGCAATATAACTATTAATACTAATGGTATTACAATAAAAAAATCTACATCAAATACTAATACGACTATAAATATGTCTGTAAATAAATCAAACTTATATGATAAGACAATTGTATTTGTTGTTAATTTTGAAACCACTTCTTCCGAAATACAAAAAATAAGATGTGGAGGAACTTATGCATATGGTAAAACATCCGGTTATATGAGTTTGTGTACAAAGATTACTGCAAAAGACCATAATTTTCAAATTATTCCAACACTTTCGGGCGATGAAACATTTACAATAAAATCTATTGGTTTATATATATTAGAGGATAATATTGGATATGATGAACCATTTATATCTAAAAATGGTGATGTGTGTTACGGAGATTTAATTTTTAAAAATGGTAAAATTGGGCTAAAAGATACAACTACAGGGGGTATAAAATATATAACTATAAACAATGGCACAATTAAGATAATATAGTTCACAATTTAAAAAAATTGCGAACTTAAATTTCCCTATTTTATTGCAAAATCTAACTTTTTTCTATACTATTTATGGTAGAAAGGGGTTGAAAATAATGGATAAAAATTTAAAAGTTGTTTTCTGGAAAGGGACAACGCCTACAACGTTTGAAGTCGAAGTTAAATACACTAGTGAGGATGTAGAAAAACTTTTCGGTATAACTTATAATGAAGATTTATATGGATTATTATATTGCGATGAAATTACAGATGGTGAATTTGCATGTAAACTAAAAAAGACTTTCGACTATAAAAATAAGAAAATCATATTAGAAATTGGAAACTAAAAAAGTCAATAAGCAAGATCATAAAGAGCAGTTATTAATTTAGCTGCTCTTTTTATTTACAGAAAGGAGCTACTTATGAATGAAGAACTACTAGAAGACAAAGTAAAAACGCATGAACAAAGGATAAACGCACATTCTGACAGATTAGACAAATTAGAAAATAGACAAGCAGAAATGACAGTAAAATTAGATAATTTATGTAGCACCATAGATAAATTAGCAATAAATTTAAACAAACTAACTTATGCAATTATAACAGCATTGGTTAGTTTTTTCTTTTATGCAATACAAAATAATTTATTTAAATAGGAGGTAATAAATTATGAAATTTAATTTAAAAGAACAAATAAAAAACAAAAGTTTTTGGTTATCTGTAACAGCATTATTAGTGTTAACAGCTCAACAATTTGGATTAGATTTTTTACCTAATAACTTCCAAGATTCTGTTAATTCAGCTTTAACTATATTAGTAGGTATGGGTATAATTACAGACTTTAAAACTGATGGATTCGGAGAATAAAAAAAGACTTAAAAAGTCTTTTTATTTTTTAGAAATTCCTCTATAGCTTCATCTAATAGCTTAGACATAGGAATCTTACTATTTTCAGAATACTCCTTTAAACTATTATATAACTCTGTTTTAATAGCAGAGCCTATCGGAGTTCTATTTTTTAAATCATTTCTTGCCAATGTTACCACCTCAAAATAATTATAATATATTTCTTAACTGATTGCAACTGATATCAGTTTATGGTATAATATAATTAAGGAAAGAGGTGGTTATAATGACTGAAATATGGAAGGATATAAAAGAATATGAAGGATTTTATCAAATTTCAAATTTAGGTAGAGTTAGATGTTGCGAAAGAATAGATAAAATAGGAAGACATAAAAGTGTTAGAATATTAACACCTAATAAACAGCATGATGGATATCTTAGAATATGTCTTCATAAAGATTGTAAACAGAAAAGATTTTTTGTACATAGATTAGTAGCAGAAACTTTTATTCCTAATTCAGAAAATAAGCCTCATATAAATCATATAAATGGAGAAAAGGATGATAATAGAGTTGAAAATTTGGAATGGGCAACTAGAGAAGAAAATATGCAACATGCATTTAATACTGGATTAGCTCATATATGGAACAAAAAGAAAGTTATATGTTTAGAAACGGGTAAAATTTTTGATTCTGCATCCGAAGCTGAAAAAAACATGAATTTATGTACGAATAAGGTATCGGCTGTATGTAGAGGTGTTAGAAAAAGTACAGGTGGATATACATTTATGTATTATGATGAATATTTAAGAATTTGATAGAAAAATAGGTATAAACATAAGGTAAATATTTTGAAAAGTGCTTAGAAAGCTAACTGCAAGGTCGTTTTTTTAAGCACTTTATTATTTTAGAAAGGATTTGATATTTTATGAATAAGCCAGTGATAGTAGAAAAATGGCAAAAAAGAAATAAATATGGTAGACCTGGAACAAAATTAAATTATACGAAAGTAGCTATACACTATACAGGGCAAGCAGACGTACCTGGAAAAAATACTGTATCATATTTTAATAATGTTGTTGCAAATGGGTATAAAGTTAATGGAAAATATATTTATGCGAGTTCTCACTTCGTTATAGATTTAGACGGTACCATATATCAATTAATTCCTCTTAACGAAATGTGTTATGCAACTAATAGCGCTAATAGTTATGCTGTAGGAGTAGAGGTAGCTACGACAGGAAGTGATAACCATTATACAGATGCTACATATAAAAGTATGGTCCACTTATGTGCATGGTTATGTTACAATAAAGGACTTAATCCGAAAACAGATATTATTAGACATACAGATGTTGTAGGGAGAGCCTACAAATTATGCCCTATATATATGGTAAATAACCCAGATAAATATGAACAATTCAGATTAGACTGTTATAACGTAAAAGCAGGTAAAGTCAGCTTAGATAAAGTTGTAAATTGTACTAATGAAAAAGGTAAGGTTACAGTAATTCCTGATGCGACACAAAATAAAACACAACTTGTAAGAATATTACAAGACGTAAATATACGTAGTGCAGCTGATTTTACTGATGCAAGTGTAATCGGCGTAGTTAAAAAAGGAGGAGTATATACTGTTGTTGAAAAAATAGAAAGAACAGGAACAGATATGTATAAATTGAAATCAGGTGTTTATATAACTGCATCTCCTAAATATGTAGAAGTATTTGAAAAATAATGAGCCGATATGAGCTAATATGTATAAATATACTAATATAAGTTTATACTTCTAAAAAAGAGGTATACGCATGTTACTTAGATTAGGATATTTTATATTAGGAGCATTATTAGCAACAGCTATAGTACCATTATTATTAGTAGGCTAAGGTTTTATACCTTAGCCTATTATAATTTTGATGCTTTATATTGATAATTAACTTGTCAACCAGGGGATATCATGGAATATATATCAGAAGGAGATAAAAAGGCTAGGGATTAATTTTACTCCCTAGTTTTTTTATATAAATAGCTTGTCCATACATATTGTAAAATTAAAATAGATTAAGAAAATTTACTTTAAATACATTAATTTAAAATATAAAATCTAAAAGAAGGTATAAGAATACATATGTAAAATAAATTTATATTTAAATTATTTATAAAAAATGTATAAAAATTTTTAAACTGGAAATAATATAAGTATAATAAATAAGAATTAAATATAAATATATCCCTGATACTTTAGTTATTTTTAATTTCAAATTGAAACGGGAAAAAATAACTAAAAATAAAAGATGGGGGAGTCTGCGCGGCGGGGCCAATAAATAAAAAGAAATTGGCGCTGCTTTTTATTTATTTAAACCACTCGATTGTACAAGCCTAACTCTAGCAATATCAATAAAAAACAGTGTGAAGCGCAAAAAATACACTTCACATAATTAATCACATAGTCAGTCAAATAATTTTTCTAAAAATAGTCAAATATGTGAACCGTATTGCATATAATTAAACATAAAAGGAAAAAGGGGGAAAATAATATGCAAGAACGAGATCTAAAAATTTTAAGTTTTTTAACTATGTGTAGAATATGTACTAGAAAACAAGTACAGGAATTATTATTTCCAGATGTCCATGAAAATATACCATTAAGAAGATTAAAAAAACTAAGCGATGAAGGTTATATAAATAGAAAGATGTTTAATGTAGAAGGTACTAAGAATATGTACGTATACTATCTTGATAAACAACCTAAAAAGAAATTAATAACACATGATCTTTATATAACTGATTTTTTAGTGAAGCTTATAAAGAATAAATATGAAATTTTAGATTTTAAGAAGAGTCCACAAATAGGCAATATAATTCCAGATGCATACTTAAAGATAAGAAAAAATAAAAGAATAAAACGAATTTTACTTGAAGTCCAAATAAGTCCTAATGACTGCTTATCAAAATATAAAGAAATTAAAGAGATAATAATAGAAAATACAGATTGGCCTGTTATGCCTACATTATATGTTATTAATAATCAAGGCTTAAATAAAAGAATGAAAGATATAAAAGTTATATATGATAGCATAAAAATAGAAAAGGTAGGTGATATAATTGATTAATCTATTTATAGATAGTATATTTAATGCTGCTAAATCAATAGAGAATATAGTATTAAAAAAGAAGTATAACTGGGATAAATTATTCTTTGAGATTAACCTATGTAATCGTAGTAAAGAATATCCTATATTACATCATCAATATAAAGATAATGATTTTTATTTTACAATTCCTATAGGGCTTTCAGTAAATGATTTTATAAAATATAAAATAGAAATAGCTACTTTTCTAAAGGTAAATCCAGATAAACTAAAGATAGAGTATAAAAACACGTTGATATTAATTCATATAAATAACAATGATGAAAAATACAATTATAATGATTTTTGCTTTGACGATAAAAAAGGAGTGCCAATCGGAATAGATTTAGACACACATAATATTGTTTACTGGTACTATAGTTCAGCAAATGAATGTCACCTATTAATTGCAGGGGCGACGGGTTCAGGCAAATCAGTTTGTTTAGATGTAATTGTAAATAATTTAATAAAGAGAAAAAATATAGATTTGTATATTCAAGATACAAAATTAATAGATCTGTATCAATATAAAAATAAATGTAAGTATTATGGAGAAGGTAAAAATGGTATAGAGGACATTATGGAAGAGTTAACAGAGGAAATGGAAAAAAGATATAAAGTTTTAAGAAGAAATAAAGATAAGAAATATAAATCTATATTCTTAATAATAGAAGAGTTAGCAAGTTTTAATCCAAAGGTAGATAAGGAATTTTATAGATTACTAGGAGAACTATTAGCAAAAGGTAGAGCGGCGAGTATTTATGTAATACTTACAACACAAACACCATATGCTGAAATATTACCGGGGATACTGAAATCTAATATTAACACAAAAATCGGATTAAAAGTAAATACAAAGGAAGCAAGCAAAGTAATAGCAGGAGATTATGAAGCTTTAATGAATTTGAGAGGAAAAGGACATGGAAAGATTTTTACAGGAAATTGTGTAAGAGAAATTCAATGCTTTAATATAAAAGAAGCATCTACTGCTGCAACAGTAAATGCTCCAGATAGTAATAAGGCCAACAGAACCGAAAAAACTATCTAATAATATTATAATAGTATACAGAAAGAAGTACAAATAATTTTTACTGTACTTCTTTCTATTTTAGTGCTTGTACTAAATAACATTAACCAGGTGGTGATAGTAACTTAGTACAAGTAAATGTGTAAAAAAAATTATAAAAATTTAATGTCAATGTTATAATTTCCATCAATAGTTATAACATCGATAAAAGAGGACCAAAATCTTTTACGTTCAGTTGCATCTAAATTATAATATATAGTTTCTATATTATCTAATATAGAAAGTATCTTATCGGCATCTTTAGGGGCTACTTTTGTAACTTCTTTACTTTCTATTTCTTTTAAAGCCTGAGTAAATATAGCATAATCTTTTTTATAATCTTCTAATGAAATTAAGTCATTTAGATATAATTCTCTTAATTTATCTACTTTCTTTTGAATTTTTGATTTATTTTGAGAAACATCAATAGAGTTTGTTTTTTTTGAAGAAACATCAAAAGAATACAGATAATTTTTATATTCTTCAACTATACAACTCAAAAGCACTTTTTCAAGTTTTTTTTCATTTATAGATTTTTTCTGATCACAATCTTTATAGATACTATATCTATTACATCTATATGTCTTTATTACATTTTTACCACTTCTATTACTATAATGCCCAACAATTTTATAGCCACAGTGTGAGCATCGTAAAAGGCCACTAAAAATATAAGTTTCCTTTCTATTATTAGATGTATATTGTTTATTATTCTTTAATATCCTTTGAACATTATTAAATTGTTCTAAAGAAATAATTGGTTCACAGTAATTTTCTTTATAATAGTTTTTAGATTTATAAGTTCCAGTATAAATTACATTTTTTAATAATTTACTAAAACTTCTAAGGCTTGTAGGCTGATTATAAACAGTATTTATTTGAATAAAAGCAGCACGAGCCGACATTAATTCTTCAACTAAATCGAAACTTTTTTTTACAATCCAAGCAGTATTTTCATCAATTGCTAACTTTTTATCTACAATTTTATAACCCTTTGGAACACTACCAGATATAACTTCATTCCTTTCAATCTTGTATCTAAATATGTCTTTTATACGTTCAGATGTTTTATCTAGTTCTCTTTCGGCTAAAGATAATTTTAAGTTAAATGTAAATTTACCATCTGCAGTTGAAGTGTCTATATCATCTTCAAAGATTGCCTTCATACAGACATTATTATTTTTAAATTTTTCATCTAATAAATTAGCATCTATTATATTTCTGCTTAATCTATCTAATTTTGTAAAAAGAACTATATCAAATTTATCTTTATCAAGATCTGATAATAGATTTTGTAATCCTTGTCTTTTTGTGTTTTTAGCGGTTAAACCTTCATCAATATAAAATTTATATATTTTATAATTATTTCTTTTACAATATTGCTTCAAATCTTCTTTTTGTGCTTCTATAGATAATCCATGAAGCTTTTGTTCTTCATGAGATACTCTACAATAGCAAGCAGCTTTTTTAACTATTGTTTCCATTATGATTACCCCTTTGCTAAATGTTATAGTATATAAATATTTTAAACAATAAATTTTGGATTTACTCATAAAATATAATTTTTTTAAAATTTTTTTTTAATAAGTTACTTTTTAGTTATAAATAAATAAGCAGATTTCTATCATATAAAAACGCCAATTTTGGGGAGACTAAAATGAACGAAAGGAAAAAGGATATGATAGAAATTAAAATACGTGAAATGCGAGATAAAAAAAGAATATCTTTAAGAACATTAAGTAGAAAAACGAAGATAAGTATAGGGGCATTAAATAATTATGAAAATAATAAAACAAGTCCAACATTAGATAATATTGAAGAAATAGCAAAAGCACTTAATTGTAAAATAAATGATTTATTTGAGTCAGAATTCAAGTAAATGAAAAAAAGTGTTCACATATATGAACACTTTGTGAAAATTGTAGAAAAAGAGAGAAAATATAACTACAATCAAACTATATAAAATAAAACAAAAATTCAAAGTTGCATGATTAAAAAAAAAGATTTAAAATTATAATTATATCGAACATATGTTCTAAGTAAATTTAAATAGGGGGATTTAGAATGGATAAAAAGGTAGATAAAAAAGAAAATAATTATAAAAAAGAAAAAGATTTATATACAGAAACAATAATAAAAATGATGAAAAATATGAATGAAATTGAAAAGAAGAGAATATATAAATTTGTATCATATGTTTATAATAAAAAATAAGTCCAGAAAGCTGGACTTATTTTTTATTCCGATTCTTTTTTTATTTCTAGAAATCTATCAATTATTTTTTCTAGTGTTTCTAATTCATCCTCGCTCAAAGAAGCAAAAGTTTTAAATAAGTTTTTATGAAAATTATTCTCCCCTGTCATTATATACTCAATCTTTCTTAAACAATCCTCATCATCTTTATCATTAGAAAACATTTCACCTTCACCAGTTGTAAGCCATATATAATCAATTTTAAATTCACTACAAGTTAATCTTATACTTGCTTCTTTTAAGTTATATTTTCCGTTTTCAATATCACTTACAGTATTTGCTTTTAAACCTATTTTTTCACCAAAATCCTTTTGAGTCATTTTTAAAGTTTTTCTTAAATATTTTAATCTTTCACCTTCATTCATGATATCACCTCTATATTAATAATATCGGAATACGAAAAAAAAATCAATAATTTTATTGACAAATATCGTGAATTGAAATAATATATAAGTATAAAATCGAGATGCGATAAAAAAGGGGGATAAAAAGATGAAAAACGAAAAAATAGAAAAAATAGCTGAAAAATTCATGTCATTAGACGAAAAATCAAAACAATTTGTCGCTGGATATATGTCAGCTAGAATTGAAGCAGCAGAGGAAATAAAAAAGCTTAAAGAAGAAATTAAGGCAATAAAGGAGAGTTAATCTCGCCTAAGGGGGAATACGAGTGAAAACTAAAAATGAACCTAGAGTAACATTTGTGAATGAACTTGACATAAATAAATTGATAAAAGGCTTAGAAAGTATATTAGGTAAAAAATACGATGTAGACATAAAAATAACGGTTACAAGGAAAAATCAGAGAGAGGAGGTTTAAAGATATGAAAAAGGTCGTAGAGTTTACATTTCAAGAAGCATCTGATTTAGAGTGTATTCTTTATATGCAAATAGAACAAATAGAAAAAGATATTAGAAGATACGAAGAAAAAATAAATAATACTTCTAAAGTTTACATAAAAGCAAGCTATAAAGATATGATTGACAAATCAAAAGAAAATAAAAAGCTTATAGAAAATCTATTGAGAAAAGTAAAAGAAGCTAAAATAACAAATTAGGGGGAAAAGAATATGAAACACCTAGAAGATTTGACAGTTAAAGAATTAAGACAAGCAGCAAAAGAACTAAATGTAAAAGGAAGAAGCAAAATGAATAAGGCAGAATTAATAGAAGCCTTAAAGACAAGAGAAGCAAAGACTAATCAAGAAGCTAATCAAAACACAGATCATAAAGCAGTAAGAAAAATAACACAAAATACAGATTCTAAAGGACTAATCAGAATATGGCACGATGTAGTGAGAACATTACCACCAGGAACACCAGTAACAGTTAAGATGTTTTCAGATGAAGATGTAATAAAAACATTTACTGGAAGACTTAAAGAAGGCAATAGAAAAAGGGATGATGGATTACCAGATGTTTTTATAAAGATACATGCTAAAAAACCTTTCAATATACAGTTATACGATAATATTCAAGTATTCATGACAGAAAAAGATTATCAGAAAGCAAGATATGGTGAGTAATTTTTATACTCCAAAATAAATTATGAGTAGTAAAGAGAAGGGGGAAAGATAAAAAATGGTAGTTTATTTAAAAGATGAGGAAACAATGGTTATAGAAACAGAAGGCAACAAAGTAGAAATCAAAATAAAAGATAAAAATCAAGATAAAAACTTGAAATTAGAGTTTGAAAAATAGCTAGAAAAGTTAAAGTAAAATCAAGTCGAGAGTACACTAAATGCGGTGTTTACCGACTTGATAATACTATTAACTTTAGAACATATAATAAATAATTTTAATTTATATTATTTATGATTTGGGGGAAGTAAAAATGTCATATATACAAAAGACAATAATATCAGGGAAAGTAGTAGAAGTTATAAAACAGTATGACAGAAGATACTTCCCTAAAGGAAAACATGCAAAGTTTAAAAATGATGTATGTAGACAGCCTAATCAGAATGTAACAACAGAACAACAAGAAAAAGTTAATTACAGACAAAAAGAATTAAAGCTAACTAGACTTCTAAATTGTAATTTTACAGGTGGAGATTTTCATATTGTATTTTCTTATAGAGAAGATCTTAGACCAAATAGCATAGAAGAATTAAAAGATGATAAAAAGAAGTTGCTAAGAAAACTAAGAACTGAATATAAGAAACAGGGAAAAGAGCTTAAATATATATGTGTAGCAGAAGTAGGAAAAAGAAAAGCATTGCATTTTCATTTTGTAGTTAACTCTATAGATACTTCCATATTCCAAAAGTGCTGGAATAAAGGGTTTATCAAGATTAGCTTACTAGATGAAAGTGGACAATATAAAAACTTAGCAGCTTATTTATTAAAATATACAAAAACAAATAAAGAAGAAGCTAAGGCTTTAAATGGGGCAGCATGGAATAGCAGTAAGAATTTATCTAAGCCTGTTATAAAAGTAAAGATAATAACAAAAAGTCAATTCTTTAAAGAAGAGGTAACACAATCAAAAGAATATAAAGATTATTATCTAGAAAAAGACAGTGTCTATACAGGCTTCAATGAATTTACTGGATATAAGTATTTTAAATACACATTAGTAAAGTTAAATTGATAAGGGGGATAAAAATGGCTAAAACATATTCTAAAATGTACAAGCTAAGAACAGAAAGTGACGAGCAACAAGAAGTAATAAACTTCTGTAACAGCATGGCTGATTATGGTATAGAAGAATATGAGTTAATATTTCATATTCCGAATGAAGGCAAAAGAACTAAAAAGAATGGTGCAAGACTAAAAAGGGAAGGTCTTAAAAAGGGAATACCTGATTTGTTTTTACCAGTAGCTAAAATGGGTTATAATGGCCTATTTATAGAAATGAAAAAAAGTGGAGGTAAAACTACAGTAGAACAGAGATGGTGGATGGAAAAATTAAGAAAGCAAGGATATCTGGTTGAAGTTTGTGATTCATCAGTGAAGGCAATTGACTTAATTAAAAAATATATAGCATCAAAATAGGGGGAATAAACAGTGATAATAGATAAATTCATTGTGCATATGCTGGATATAAATTTAGATAAGCCAATGTTAGCTGACTTTATAGGAAAAGATTATTCAGATGTAGATAAATTTTTAAAGAAGCTCATAACAAAATGTAAAAAAAATGATGAAACAATGAGGGCAAAATGGAAATATAGTGAAGGATTTATACAAGATTGTTGTAATAGTATCTTTCTAGATGAAGATAATTTTACAAATGCAAGTAAGCAAATAGCAGCGCACTATTATGAATTAATGGCACACAATAACATATTAGAACCAGTAACACTTGTTATATGCCAATATACAGTAAATGCCACTCAAAATATAGTGATTATGAGACTAGAAAATAAGAAGACATATAACACAACAGTAGATTTTATAGGAGATAAGTTCAATATAAACATTATTGAAAATAATAAAACTATTTCAACAACATTAAAACAATGCGCATTAATACATGAGCCTAATTTAGCATCATTATACGATTTAGTAATATTGAATAAAGAGTCAAATGAACAATCACTTTTTATAAATGAGTTCTTAAAAGCTGAAATAATAAGAGACGATACATATAAGACTAGAGTTTTTATTGATATAGCACAAATGTATATTGATGTAGGGTTCGATAAAATGGATAAAAAGGAAGCTGCTATAAATACTTTACAGTGCATGCTTGATACAACAAGTAATATGGATATAAATAAGTTTATAGCTATAAGTGATATAGATGGAGATATAAGAAGAACATTAGAAAAATACGATATTTATGACAGTTTTAATATAGACAAGAAAGTAGTAGAAAAAGAGTTTAAACAAAGATCTATAAAAACTGATACTGGATTTGTTATAAAAAATAAATTTAATGCATTTAAGGATAGTAGTAAATATAGAATTATAAATAATCCAGATGGAACAACAGATTTATTAATAAAAAATATTCAGTATTTTAAGGAGGGGTAGAGATGAGAGATTTACAGGTAATTTATAACAAAGAGGTTTTAGGACAAGATTTCAAAATTTATGGGACACAAGAAGAACCTTTATTCTTAGCTAAAGACGTAGCTGAATGGATAGAGTATTCTTTTAAAGACTCAAGAAAAATAAATCGAGATGTTAGCAAAATGTTAAACACAGTAGATGATGATGAAAAAATTAAATGTACACTAAATCTTGGTGGGGAACATTATTCCCATGGTGGAGTTAGAGAAAATACTGAAATGTGGTTTTTAACAGAAGATGGGTTATATGAAGTATTAATGCAAAGTAGAAAGCCAATCGCCAAACAATTCAAGAAGAGAGTAAAAGAAATCTTAAAACAAATAAGAAAGACTGGAGGATATATACCAGTAACAGAAGATGAAGACGATGCAACTATAATGGCAAAAGCTTTATTAGTAGCACAAAAGACAATAGATAATAAAAATAAGGAATTAGAAGCTAAGACAAAGGAACTAGAAGATAAAAATAGATTTATAAATCAAATAGCAGCATCTAAGAATTCATTATTAGTTAGAGAAGTTGCTAAGATAATATCAAAATCAGATAGTAAAATTTTGATTGGAGAAAGAAGATTATATGAAAAGCTTAGAGAGTGGGGATGGGTACATAATAAAGGAACAGAGCCGAAACAATATGCATTGGATAGAGGATATTTAGAAGTGCAAGAAGGAATGATTACAAATCAATCAGGAACATTTACATATTATACAACAAAAGTAACAGGGAAAGGGCAAAAAAGGATACTGGAAAAACTTTTAAAAGAGCAGTCAAAAAAAATAAACAATTAAAGATAGATATTTAAGCCAGATATAATACCCTCTAATCTAGATATTTTCAAGATTAGAGGGAGATAAGGGGGGAGTAAAAATGTATGAAGCTGTTAAAGAAATTACAGGTGATCTTATAAAGAAAAGATATATAAAAAATGATAAAGATTTAAATTTACATATTGAGTCTAAATTAGACCAATACTGCTTTAAATTTGAAAATAAATCACAAAGAGAAAGTTTAAAAAAGCATATAATTGAGAATGCCTTAAAAGAAAGAGAAGAAATTGATAAAGCTAAGTTAGAAAAACAAGATATAAAAACAAAGAAATCAAGAAGAGAAGGAAAAAGTTTCATAGTAGTTGATTTCTGTAAAGAAGGGAAAATACATAGCTACAAAACATTAACAGAAGGATGTAAAAAAATGAAACTAGACCCAAGTAGAGTTGGTGAGTTTTTAAGAAATAATAATGAGTATTATCTTCCGAGAAAAAGAAAATGGATTATAAATAAAGATAATGAAGAAAATGAAATGATAATAGAGCATTTAGAAGAAATTGTACAAAATGCAAAAGAACTTTATGAAATAGAAAATAAATGTGGATATACATATAAATTAACAATAAGAGAAGCTATACAGATGGCTATAAAACTTAAAATGGAAGAAATAAAAAATGAATATAAATTTTTAGGAGGAGAAAAATGATTAAACATTATTGTGATAAATGCCAAAAAGAAATAGAAGAAAAAGATAAATACAATATAACAATAAAAACATATAAAGGAGAACTAATATATGATGATATAGAATTATGTGGAGATTGTGCTGACACTATAAATAAATTTACTTTTCCTATTCTAGATACAAGAAATTATGAGTTTCAAGAAGAACTAGATAAATTAAAAGAAGAAACAGAAGAATTGTTAGTAGCTATAGATAAATATAGAGGAAAAGAAGAAATTATACTAGATGAAGTAATAGAAGAAAGTTATGATGTTATACAAGTTGTTGTAAATATTTTATATAGATTAGGTTTATTGGAATTTATGTCAGAAGGTTTAAAAAAACATATAGAAAAATTAAAGAAAAGAGGGTGGAAATTTGAAGGTAAATAAAGAGAATAAAATAAATACATTAGAAGCATTAATGCATTTAAAAAATATTTGTAATAAAGAAGAAGACTGCAAAGAATGTGAAATTAAAAAGATATTAGGTGCATGTGTTTATCAAACTATACCAGAAGAATGGAAATTATTAAATAAGGAGGAGAGGCAATGATAAAAATAATATTAATTCTAATAGGAATTTCGGTTGTATTTAGCACAGGTTTTACAGCTGGAGCAACATGGAATTACATTCATACAACAAATAAGCAAATAGAATGTATAGACAGATATTTAGAAGAAGAAACAAGAAAATTTAAAGAAAAAGAGGGGAATAGATAATGAATAGTGTAAGTTTAGTTGGAAGACTAACAAAAGACCCAGAGTTAAGATATATTCCTGGAACTGGAACAGCAGTTGCAACATTTACAATTGCAATAGATAGAGATTATAAGAAAAAAGACGGTACAAAAGAAACAGATTTTATACCTATAGAAGTAATAGGAAAAGCAGCTGAGTTTTGTGCTAATTACATAACAAAAGGAAGATTAGTTGCAATTCAAGGAAGAATTAAAGTAGATAGATATAAAACTCAAGCAGGGGAAAATAGAAGTTTTACAAAAGTTAGCACAGGAAGTGTACAAGCTTTAGACTATAAAACTAACCCACAAGATAATCCAAGTTTTGAACCAACACCAGGATTAGATCCAAATGGATTTACAGCAATAGATGATGATGACATACCCTTTTAATTTTGACAATGAAGAGTTAATGACATTTAGAGACAATAAAAATAATATAAAACATTTAGTAGGTAAAGAAGAAGATTACAAGAGTAAAGAACAGTTCTATAATTACTTAGTAGGAAATAATATTAAATGCAATTTAGAACAAATAGAAGAAAAATACATAAGATATTATCCTATTTTACCTAAAAAAGCAGAAGAAGCTTATAGAATAGCAGAGGGTGAAGGGTACACCTTCTGCAATCCTACTAGAGGAGCATTTAGAGTATATGTAATAAGACTAGGTGAATAAAATGTTTGAATGTGAAAACATGACTCCATTTGGATGTGAGAGAATGGACGCAGTAAAAGAATTAATGTTATTTGAACAGATAGAAAGTGATATAGAACTGGATTTAAATAATATATGCAAACGACAATGCTGCAAAGACTGCGATAACAAATGCAGTTATGAATGTGGCAGAGTAAAATATTTAGATCCAGTAGAACAATTTAAGAAAGAAGAAATAGGACAAGTTAGTTATAAGCAATTAAGTTTTTTCTAGGGGGTGAAAAGTATGAATACTATACCTGAATTTGTAAAACAGGGATTTTTACAAGAGTACCGATGTATTTATAGTGGATTTGAAGATGATTTAGACAAAATAAAAGGGAAAGAAAATAAAATAGATTTCTTTAAACAAGAATTCTCTACATCGCGTTATGGATGTTATGAAGCAAATAAAAATCTAAATTGCTTTTTAGGATTAAATTCAAAAAATAAAGGCATTAAAATTATATATAAAAAAGATGGGAAAATACAAGATAAGATAATTAGTTATAAAACTTGTATTGAGTGGATAGAAGAGAGTAAGCAAAGAAAAATACAATCTTATGAACAACTTAGTTTCTTCTAAAGGAGGTTGAAATGATATTAAGCAAAGTAAATGAAATTGTAAATAGAGCAAAACAAATAATGGAAGCTAAGGGGCTAAGTCCTCTAGCTTCTATTATAGAAGCGATAGAAGAAGTAGAAAGAGAATTGGAGGAAAAATAATGGAAGAAAAAATAAAACAAGCACTCAAAATAATCAAAGAAGAGTGTGCAAAATGTATAATATACAAATTATTAGGAGATTGTATAGCAGTTAACACAGTGCCAGATATGTGGGAAGTATAAAAGTACATTAATTGGGGGAAAGATTATGGCAGATAAGAAGAGTAAAAAACTAGATAAACAGTTTAAAAAAGCAGAAAGAAAGCTTTACGATTATACAGGACTAAAAGCTGATGTAGAATGTCTTGAATATGAACTAGAGATATCAAAACAAGAATATGAAGGATGTAAAGCTATTACATATTCTTCTGAAACTACAGGAATAACAAATAATATAACTGATACGGTATATGAAGAATTAATAAGAAGGGAAAAAGATATATTAGATAAAACAAAGAAAATAAATAAGAAAAAAATACAAATAAAAAGAGTAGAAGCTGCAATGAGTTTATTAGATGAAACAGAAAAAAAGATTGTAGAAGCTAGATATTTTAGCAATGATAGGAGAAAAAATAATTGGAATCACATAGCTAAAATGACTGGTTACTGCGATAGACAGTGTGTAAACATAAGAGATGGCTTAATAGAAAAAATAAAAAATAGATTATAATATAGAATGAAAAAGTTCGGAAGTATTTCAGAAAAATTTCAGAAAAATTTCAGAAACAATATGTTACTATTATATTGTAAAAAAATATATAAATTCCCCACATTAAATAGTAATATAGGTCTAGAGAAGCTGATGTACTTTAAATAGAGTGCATCAGCTTTTCACATTCAAGGAGTTGGAATGAAATGGGAAAAAAGTATATAGAGATATAAATGAGGTTATAGAAGCTACAATAGAAGTTCCGAAGAAGTATTGGGAACTGGAAGAGTTGATGCGAGATAAACCTAACTTTGATAAATCTCCAGGAGCAAGAAAGATATATCAAAGAAAAGAATATGTTATATATCAGGTAAAGCATGGATATATAGTACATAATACTAAGAAACACTTTGAAGAAGGACATACACATATACATACATTTAATAAAGCAAAGAGCTTAATAGATTTAGCAGTGCGTAAGAAATTACCTAACACACCAAGAAAGTGGGAAATAGAGAGCCTAATTAGAATAGTTAAAGATGAAGTATATAAAGATAGATTAAGAAGCTTATTAGAAGCAATCAAATAATTTAAACAAAAGGATCTTATTAATATAAGGTCCTTTATTATTTAGGAGGAAAGATAATGGCATTTGGAAATATAAATATTGAAATAGAGTTAAGACCATGTATGGTCAATGGAGTAAAAGCATTGTTCCATAAATATATAGAATCAGATGGATTAGTAGAATATGAAGATGGAACATTAGATTTGGTTAGCTATAAGAGGATTAAGTTTATAGATAATAAACATAAAGAATATTACTGGAAGAATAATAGGGAAGGTGTTAAGAGTGGCTAGAGAATTTGCCAAACATATTTATAATAGTCAGAAGTGGAAGAAGCTTAGGGAATATATATTTATTAAACAGCATGGATGTTGTGCTAGATGTGGAGGAGTAAAGAACTTACAAGTCCATCATAAAGTATGGCTAACACCAAGTAATATCAATGATATGAATATAGTTTATGGAGAAGATAATCTTGAACTATTATGCCATGATTGCCATGCTTTAGAACATTTAAAGAAATCTCCAACAAGAGAGGGATTAAGATTTAATGAGTTTGGAGAATTAGAGGAAGAAAAATAAAAAATCATACTCCCCCCTAAATGAAAATAATTATCATCTATAGGAAAC